ACCCGGTTGGTCGGGCGTTGATGGTGCCGATCCCGTATGACCCCCAGATTAATACGCCTTTTGGGCGTTCCCGGATTTCTAATCCGGTGATGTCGTTGACTGATATGGCTGTTCGTGCGTATGTGCGGATGGAGGGGAATGCTGAGTTTTACTCGTCTCCTCAGGTTGCTATTGAGGGTATTGACCCTGAGGCTTTTGACAACGTTTCTGAACAGAAGAAGTTCCAGCTGGCTATGGACCGGCTTGTGGCGTTGTCTCGGGATGCTGATGGTAATGCTCCGACGATTAAGCAGTTGCAGCAGGCGACGATGACCCCGCATTCTGACATGCTCAGGACTGTTGCGATGGCGTTTTCTGGTGAGACTGGTATTCCGCCGTCATCACTTGGGATTATTCATGATCAGCCGTCTTCTGCTGAGGCTATTCGGGCGAATGAGCACGACTTGTTGATTGATGTTCAGTATCAAAACCGTTTCGTGTTGGCTTCTGCTGTAAAGCAGATTGCCCAGTATGCGGTGATGGTCAGGGATAACTTGTCTGTTGTTCCTGATGAGATGCATCGTTTGTCTTCGGAGTTTGTTGATCCTGAGTTCCGTTCGACTTCGGCTAATGCTGATGCTGCTGTGAAACTTGCTTCAATTCCTGGGCTTGCTGAGTCCACTGTGGTGTTGGAGCAGATCTTCAACGAGGATCAGATTGAGCGTATCAAAGCTGACCGTAGGCAGTCGTCTATTTCTGATTTCATGAACCGCATTTCAGGGGCTACTACTGGTGAGGCAGACCGGTCTGGTGCGGCTGTTGCGGTTGAGCAGGTTGAAGTATCTGATGATCCCGTATAGCGCGATTCAAGGGTATTCGATGCTGCGGTCTAGCATCTCGGATGCTGCTTTGGCTGACTTGAGTGCTGTTATGGGTTCAGTTGCTAGTGAGCCTACTGTGGTGCAGCGTGAAGCGTTACGTGAGCTGGTCCCGTTGTTGGGTGACCAGTATTCTGAGGCAACTTCGATGGTTGCGGCTGAGTTTTATGCTGAGTTGCAATCTTTGCAGGATATTCGTAAGCCTGTTGCGCCCGATATTGTTCCGTTGACGGATCGGAAGCGTTGGCGGTCTTTGGTTGATTGGTCTGCTGATGATTATGTGTTTCAGCATTTGGGGCCGTCGATGGTGTATTCGCGGCTTGCTGGTGGTGTCACCCGGACGTTGACTGAGACGGCTGCTGACACGATGATCGGTAATGCTGAGGTGCAGGGTGGGTTGAGTGCTCAGCGCGTCCCTAAACCTGGCTGCTGTGCATTTTGCAGCATGATCGCTTCCAGGGGCGCTGTGTATTCGCCTGAGTCTGCTGCTGGTGTTGTGGGCCGCGGTAGTCCTGTTGGTTCGAGCCGTGAGGCGAAGGCTATTAGGCCGCGTGGCTCCCGCAAGCTGGGTGAGAAGTTCCATGACTTCTGTCGGTGTGAGGTTGTGGTAGTAACTGCCGATAATTACGTGGATTTGCAGTCGATTGAGAAAAAGCATTTAGATGCTTACTTGGATGCTGCGAAGAATGCTGACGATGGGCGGTCTCTGCGATGGAAAGAGACCACGCTGAAAGACGGTACGACGAAGCGTAAGCATTATTGGGTGAAAGACGGCAAGCAGCACACGTCGTCAGATAAGACGAGCGATATTCTTGCGGCTATGCGCGCCGAACTTGGCACTAAATAAAAGTTTTCCAGTGGGCTCCCGCTGGTATACGGCACACACCCGTCAAAGTGTGGTCTGAGTAATTCAGGGCCTGACGAGGGCTAAAAACATTGGTTGAAAGGAGTGTGATCGGTATGTCCGAGAACACTGAAAATACCGCAGAAGCGGGAGACAATACGCAACCAGAACAAGAGCAAGAACCGGTACAAGCATTTTCTCAGGATGATGTGAACCGGATTGTTCAGGAACGGTTGCAACGAGAGCGCGACAAGTTCTCTGACTACGACGACCTGAAAGCCGCGGCTGAGCGTGCACAGGAACTTGAGTCAGAGAATCAGTCACTGGCCGAGAAGGTTGCTGAGTTTGAGGCTCAAGCTGAGCGTTCCCGGCTGGTAGCTGAGGTATCGGAAACGACTGGTGTTCCCGCTGATGTTTTACGTGGTGAAACAAAAGAGGAACTTGAGTCACATGCTGATGTGTTGCGTTCTTTGATTTCCACTGGCCCTGTTGTACGCGGCCAGGAGAAGCGGCCTGATGCTGTCAGTGCCGACCCTTTACAAGAGTTTGCGCGGAACTTATTCGCGCAGGCTGATTAGATGCTAAATATTCTCTTGCCGTAGGAGGCAATCATGGCTGTTCTTGAGACCGGGGATTTGACAATCCCAACTCAGATTCTTGACCCTTGGCTAAAAAATGTGTCAGATGGTGCGGTTGTCCCGCAGCTGTCTGGTGCCACACCAATGAAGTTTGGCGCTGGTGAGGCATTCATTTTTGATATTGGTGAAGCCGAATATGTTGGGGAAGGCTCCCAAAAGGGTCCTTCTACTATTACAAGCCGAACTCAGTCGGTGAACCCGTATAAGTTCCATAAGACTGTTCGCTGGACTGAGGAAGTGCAGTGGGCTGACGAGGACCACCAGTTAGCTGTGGTTCAGGAAATTCTGAACCTTATCCAGCCGGCGTTGTCTCGTGCACTGGACTTTGGTGTGTTGCATGGTATTGACCCAAATACTGGGACTCGTCCTGGTGCTATGGCTGAGGCGCTAACTGACACTGCGAACGTTGTGTCAGCTGGTGAAGGTGTGGAGCTGATTGACGCCGCAGACCAACTCGTTCTGGCTACCGGTAATGTGCCTCGTGATATTGCGTTGGCACCTGGTTTTGCTGGAGAGTTCGCAACTCTGCGCGATCGGGACGGACGACGTCTATTCCCAGACCTGAACCTTGGCGCGAATATCTCAACATTTGAGAATCACCGTGCCGCTACTTCTCGTACTGTTTCTGACCTTGGTATTCAGAAGGGCGAGTCTGGTGTTAGCGCGTTTATTGGTGATTTCTCTGCGATCCGTTGGGGTGTGCAAAAGTCGATTGGTCTTGAGGTGATCCGTTATGGTGACCCGGACGGCCAGGGCGACTTGAAGCGTAATAACCAAATCGCTTTCCGTGCTGAAGTTGTGTACGGGTGGGGTATTGGTGATTTGGACGCTTTCGCCAAAATTGCAACCGCCGCGGATGAGTCGGGGGAATAACGGCCCGGTATCTCCCAAGCTACTAAACGCTTGATGCCGGGATGATCTATTTATAACAATCAAAAATCAGCAAGTTGGGAGGTCCGGTCATGGATGAAGTAACACCGTTTCCGTTTGCGACGGTAGATGAGTTGAAGGCCCGCTGGCCGGACATGCCCGCTGGTAGTGAAGAACACGCAATCACCTTGCTAGAGGATGCGTCACAGTTCATTATGGACATGGTGCCGTCTGCTAGTGGGGTGTCTCCATCGACGCGCCGTCGTGTGGTGTGTGCTGTTGTTCGTCGCTCAATGGAAGCGTCTACGGCTGACCATTCTGGTTTATCTCAATTCAATGTTGGCACTGGCCCATTCAGTATGGGAGGTTCACCGGCGAATCCGCATGGTGACTTCTATCTTACAAAGAATGAGAAACGAGCCCTTGGTGATGGTCAGCAGAAAGCATTCGGTGTCCAAGTCACAGGCCAGGTGTTGGGGTTGGATCAGCACCGGCCTTGGTGTTCCCTGATGTTTGGTGCCACATACTGTTCATGTGGCGCTGACATTGCCGGTGAACCTATTTATGGGTCGTGATTCTGTGCAGCATCCGTTTGGTGAATCAGTCGTTTTGCACCGGTTCAAAGAATACTCTGGTAACGCTCATGGGCAGACCACGAAGGTTTTTCATCCAGATGAAACTATTGAAGGCGCTGCGGTGGCTCCGTATGGGCCTGCCGAGCCTGCTGACGGCCTATCAGAACGGGCAACGTATGAGCTGCGGGTGTTCGTCGGTCCTGGGTTAGGTATTGGGCCGGAGGATGAGATGACGGTTCGTGGGCGACGGTTCAAGGTTGATGGCGCGGTGTCTGGTGATTGGGTGAACCCGTTTACTGGTGATGCTCCGGGCGCTGAGGTTCGCTTGAAGGATGTGACTGGCTGATGGCAAGAGCAAGGCTGAAGTGGAAGAAAGACGCTTTCAGGAAGTTGCGTAAGGAGCCGAAGATGACTGCTTTCCTTTTGCAGAAGGCGCGTCAGATTGCGGCTGATGCTGGTGGTGAGGACATGGGTTACATGGTCACCGATTTGGTGTTAGAAGAGCCTCGTGCTGCGGTGTCGGTCATGGCGACCGGTCACGCGACTTACCATAACCGTAAATACCATTCACTGCTTAGGGCTTTGTCTCAGGCTAGGGAGCGGTGATGGCCCAATTCCTCCGTTTACAGGACCCAGTTGCTCGTGCGAATGAGTACCTGGGTTTTTTTGTACCCAAAACCGCTGGCCCATTCCTGGAAATCCCTCCCGGTTGGGACTGGAAGGGCTTGCTGGTCACGGTGACTGACGTGGGCGGTGACGGCGAACGCGATGTTGTTTTGGATGATGCACGACTCATGGTCGAAGTGTGGCACCCGGACTCAGTGACAGCTTCGGAGTGGTGCCGTGATTTGCACGGGCTGCTCAGGTCATGGCGCGACAACGACCCAACTAAGACAGTCACGTTCTTGCGAACCGTGCAACGCCCAACATTCAAACCTAATGACGCCACGAGAACGCCGGGGTTTTTCACCATCGTGGATTTAAGCTTTCGCGCTGATCGGCGTGAAATCAAAAAAATATCTGGATCTTAGAAAGGACTCAGAATAATGGCTACTGGCATTGATGCTATTCAGACAGGTGCGCCGGTCACT